CGCTGGGGCGAGACCCGGCCAACGACACGCCAACGAGGGCAACGCCCGCATATAGCCAACGATCCGAAAAACCGAAGCTTCAACCCGCCTGAGAAACAACCACGACCGCAGCAAAGGCTCGGTGGCGCCCAGAAGCCCGTCTGAGCCGCCGAGCAGCGGAGTCCTCGGCGGAGAAGTCCGGGTCGTCTTTCTTGCCTTCTTCTTTGGCGACGCAAAGAAGAAGGTCGCCCGCCGGGGCGAGACCCGGCCAACGTTACGTCATTCAACGGCACGCCCGAACACCCCCCGACAAAACTCCATATGGCGGGTCGTGGAGGCGGGCCTGCTCACCCTGACCGAGCTCGAAACCACGGCCTCCTACGACGACTTCGTAGCGGCCCATAGGTACCTGGACGCCAAGGCCCGCATCGAGGCGGCCGAGTACGAGCGGGCCAAACGAGAGAGCAAGAGGTAACCCCATGATCGTCCGCGAGTTGCTCGCTCTCATAGGTTTGGACGTCGACAAGGGGTCGTTTGCCTCGGCGGACACCGCCCTGGGCCGCGCCAAGAGCGCTATGGAGGCGCTAGGCCGCGCTGCGGTGTCCGTGGGCGTGGACGTCGCCAAGGCGACGCTCGACTTCATCGACAGCACCGGCAAGCTCAACGACACCGCAGCGGCCGCGCAGATCTCGACGACGTCGCTACAGGAGCTCGCCTACGCGGCCTCCCTATCGGATGTTTCGTTGGAGCAGATGGGCGTCGGCATGAAGACCCTAAACTCGCTCCTCACCGAGGCGCAGAAGTACGGCTCCGACGCATCAAAGATGTTCGCGAAGTTTGGCGTCGCGACCCGCGACGCCTCCGGTCACGTCCGGTCCGCTGACGACGTGCTCGGGTCGATCGCCGACCGTATGGCCCGGTATCCCGAGGGACCTGCTCGGGCTGCCCTCGCGACCAAGCTGCTCGGCGAGGCAGGGGCCAAGCTGGTCCCGCTCCTACAGGGCGGGTCCGCAGCGCTGGCAGAGGCCCGGCAGGAGGCGCGGGACCTCGGCCTCGTGATCGACGAGGAGACGATCAAAGCGGGCGACGACCTCGGGGACTCGATGACCAAGCTACAGGGGGTCGGTCGGTCCCTTGGAGCGACGCTCGGCAGCGAGCTCCTACCTGAGATCAGGGAAGTCGAAAGCGCGATCCTCAGGTGGTGGAGAGCCAACCGGCAGCTCGTGTCCTCCGGGATCCGGTCGTTCGTCGCGGGGGTCAAGTCGGTCATCATGGGGATCGGGGCCGCCATCAAGTGGGTCGCGGACAACATCAAGCTCGTCGCGATCGTCTTCGCCTCGGTCCTCATCCCGGTCCTCGTAGCCAACGCTGCCGCGCTGGCCGCTCAGGTGGGCCTCTACGTGCTCCTCGGAGCCACCGCGGTCGCTACGGGCCTCGCAGCAGCGGCCGCGTGGCTCGCCGCCAACTGGCCGCTCATACTACTGGGGGTGGCGGTCGGGGCGGTCCTGCTCATCATGGAGGACGTGTACCAGTTCCTGACCGGCGGGGTTAGCGTCACCGGGGTCCTGGTCGAGAAGGTCAAGAAGTTCATCTCGGACTTCATGAACAACGAGAGCCCCGACGACCCGTGGTGGATCAAGGCGCTGCGGCTCGCCCTGGAGTACATCCAGCTCGTCTGGAGGTTCTGGGGCTTCGTTGCTGCCCAGATCGGGGCGGGCCTGTCCTCCCTGGTCAACAGACTTGAGGGGCTTATCACCAAGGCCCGCTCGCTCGGGAAGTACCTGGGGATCTCCACTTCGGAGACCCCCACCGCCCCCTATCCGGGAGCTCCGTCCGCTGGGGCCGCCATCGCCGCAGGGGCTCAGGTCCAGGTCGCCCAGGGGGCCGCTGTGGCCCAGGCGAGCGGGACTGCGGGCAAGCCTGCGAACGTCCAGATCAGCAACACCATCACGATCCCTCCCATCCCCGGCGAAACGCCCGCGCAGCAGGAAGCACGCATGAAGCGGGTCTTCGATGAGGAGATGCAGCGCACCTATAGGGAGGCTCAGCTCTAACCATGGCCGCGACGACCATCATGTACGAGGGGCCGCGCCACAGCATCGGCTCCATAGAGCTCGATGCTGTGGCGACCGAGACCCACGGAGCGGAGGTCGAGATCACCGACTTCCCCATCGAGACGGGAAGCGCCATCACCGACCACGTCCGGAGGAAACCCCTCACGCTCTCGATGACGGTGGTCCTCTCGGACATCACGGACTCTGGACCCGTACCGGGCCGCTCGGTGGACCTCGTCAACCAGCTCTACCTGATGCAGAGCGACGCCAAGGTGCTGAGCGTCTACACGCCCGCGAAGACCTACGACTCGATGCTGATTCAGAGCATCGGGGTTCCGAGGGACAACAAGAGCGGGTGCGGCCTGACCCTCAACGTCGCGCTCAAGCAGGTCTCGCTCGTGCAGAACCGGCAGACCAAGCGGGTCAACTCCCGCACCGCGAGGGCGCAGCCGAAGAGCAAGAGCGGCAAGACCAACCCGGTGAGCGGACCCGCTCCGACGCAAGGGCAGGCCCGCTCGGTGTCCGTGCTGTCGGGGCTCACTGGGGTAGGGAGCTGACATGCGCGTCGTCTACGTGGCGGGTCCGTTTCGAGCCATCGACGGGTGGGAGGTCGCGTGTAACGTCCATCGGGCCGAGGAGGCCGGGCGCGAGGTCGCGAGGATGGGAGCCATGCCCCTTATCCCGCACAGCATCGGGGCCAGGATGGCAGGCACGGAGACGGAGTCCTTTTGGCTCGACGGGACGCTGGAGCTCATGCGTCGAGCCGACGCGGTGCTCGTCATGCCCGCCTGGGAGCGCAGCGAGGGGACCATGGGCGAGGTCGACGAGGCGCAGCGGCTCGGGATGCCCGTCTTCCTTCCCGGGCTCAAGGGACCCGACTACGCGAGCCTTTGCGCCTGGCTCCGGGGGGAGTGGCCATGGCCGACTACCTGATCCCGCTCAAGTCGGACTCTCCCCACTTCGACCTCAGCATCGACCTCAGCGGCCGGGAGTACCGCCTGGAGTTCAAGTGGAGCGTCCGCGAGGCGTCCTGGTACATCAGGATCTACACGGACACCGACGACCACCTCTACTCGACGAAGCTCGTGGTCAACGTCCCGCTGGGCCACCGGAGCGTCGACCCCCGGATGCCCGCTGGGACCCTCATGGCGACCGACACCACCGGTAGGGATCTGGAGCCCACCTGGGACGAGTCCACGCAGCGGGGCGACCTGGGCCGTCGGGTGGTCCTCCAGTACTTCGAGGCGGTCTGATGGCGAACCTATTTGGGCGAGCGGCCCGCCTACAGATCAGCTCGACGGTCCCCGCGATCGGGGCATCGGTCACCAACTGGATCGAGGTAACGGGTCTGCGCGTCAGCTTCAGCGTCAAGCGGACCCTCAAGCCCGACGCCAACAGCGCCGAGGTGAGCGTCTACAACCTGTCCGCGACCTCCCGCGCGGGTATCAAGCGTAAGGGTGTCCGGGTCATCCTGGAGGCAGGCTACGCCGACGTCGGCCTAGAGACGGTCATCACCGGGGACTGCCGGCTCGCTTCCCATGAACAGATCGGGACGGAGTGGGTGACCCGCTTCGAGCTCCTCGATGGTGGGCGCGTCCTCCGCTACGGGCGCGCCTCGACCTCCTACTCGCCCGGTACGCCGCTCAGCAAGGCCGTGGGGGACCTAGCCGGCAAGCTCGGCCTCAGCGGGGGCCAGCTCGCCAAGCAGCTCCCCGGCCTGTCCTCCAAGACCCTCAACGGCATCGTGACCCATGGGGGCGTGGGCGAGACGCTCGACAAGCTCCTCCGTCCGCAGGGGTACAGCTGGAGCATCCAGGACAGCAAGCTCCAAGTGTTGAAGGGAGACTCGGACCACACGGAGCTGATCCCGCTGATCAGTACGGATTCCGGCCTTATTGGGAGTCCCAAACTGCTCACTCCCGACAAGAACGAGGGCCGCTCCTTGCTCAGCTTCACCTCCTTATTGAACGCCCGTATCCGTCCGGGGTGCCTCGTGGCCGTCCAGTCCAAGCAGTTCTCCGGCCAGTTTCGGGTCGAGACCGTGACGCACAAGGGCGATACGCACGGGACCGACTGGACTTCCGAGGTGGAGGCGATCCTATGAGCCAGACGTCGCTCGCTCAGACCTTCAGTGTTTTGCAGACGCAGCTCCGCCGCTCCATGTGGACCGCGCTACCGGGCCGCGTCCAGAGCTTCGTCGAGTCGAAGCAAGCGGCGGACATCGAGCCCCTGATCCACGACACGTGGGAGGGCGAGGACGGCACGAACCAGACGGGTCCGCTCCCCGTGATCCCTTCGGTCCCCGTATGCTTCCCGGGGAGCGGCGGCTGGAGGGTCACGTTTCCGGTCTCCAAGGGGGACACGGGGCTCCTCATCTTCTGCGGCCGGTCGATCGACCGGTGGCTCTCGGAGGGAGGATCGGTCGACCCACAGGACGACCGGGCCCACGACCTATCGGATGCCGTGTTCGTTCCCGGCCTCACGGACTTCGCCCACCCGATCGACCCGTTTAAAAACGACCGGATGACCGTGGGCAAGGTCGGTGGGACGCAGATCCACCTCAAGCCCAGCGGGACGCAGGTCGGAACCGACGACGCATCCCAGCTCGACTGGGTGCCCATCGGTACCCCGCTCAAGACGTTCCTGACCAACCTCCTCACGGCGCTGAACACGCTCAACCTCCCGGTATCCGGGGCCACGGCGGGACCTCCGGCGCCGGGAACCTTCCCGGTGCTCCCGACGATCCTCTCGGCCAGCGTCGAGGTGAAGAAGTAACATGGCGACGAGACTCGACCTCCTACTAGACGACAACGGTGTCGTGCTCCGTAACGGGGACTGGGCTTTTGCCATCGACCGCGAGGGCATCCAGCAGCGGATCTCCCAGGTGCTCAAGACCATCGCGGGGGAGTGGTTCCTCGACTTGGATTTCGGGCTCCCGTACTTCGAGCGGGTCCTCGTAAAAAATCCCAACCTCCCCGCGGTGCAGGACACCTTTCGACGGGCTCTCCTATCGGTCAAGGGGGTCAGCTCGGTCGAGCGGCTCACCCTCTCCCTCGACACGACCTCCCGCACCCTCACGGTGAGCTGGGTCGTGCTCACCGACCTGGGGCTCCTCGCCGGTACCGACAACATCTCCCCGACGGTTACAGGAGCGTAAATGCCGTACGGCCTACTCAGCACCGGGTTCGTCCCCAAGCCCCTAACCGCCATCAAGAGCGACCTGGAGGCCGCCTACAAGGCGGCCTACGGGGTCTCCATCGGCTCGGAGCCGGACGGCAGCATCCCCGCGAACACGGCCATAGGGCAGCACATCGGCATCGTGAGCGAGCGTCTCGCGGAGCTCTGGGAGGTCGGCGAGGCGGTCTACTCCGCGATGGACCCTGACGCGGCCGAGGACGCCGCGCTCGACCTCCTGTGCCAGATCACCGGTACGACCCGCTCCCCCGCGACCCGGTCCGTCGTGGTGGCGAGCCTCACGGGCACTCCGCTGGCGGCCATCCCGCTCAATGCGAAGCTCGCGGTCCTCGGGACGGGCGTACTGTTCCAGACGGTCGGGCCGACGGCCCTCGGTCCTGCCCACCCCGCTTGGACCGCCACGACCCTCTACGGGCTCGGGACGCGGATCACGAGCTCGGGCAACGTCTACCACAGCATCGGGGCGGGCGTCTCCGGGGCGGGGCCAGGGCCTACCTCCACGGTCGACGCTCCAATCACGGATGGGACGGTGAGCTGGGCGTACCTCGGGCCCGGTACTGCTTCCGTCGATATCCTCGCCGAAGCTGTCGACACCGGGGCCTTCGCGTGTTTGGCCCGTCAGCTCAGGACGATCCAGACCCCCACCGTGGGGCTGCTCGGCGCCAACAACCTCGTAGCGGCGACCGTGGGGGCGGACCGCGAGACCAACGCAGCTTTGAGGCTCCGCCGGGCCATCGAGCTACGGGGCAGGGGGAACGCCACGGTCGACGCCATCCGCCGGGCCGTCCTCAAGGTGGGCGCGGGGACCGCGTTCGCGGTGACAAGCTGCCTCGTCTTCGAGAACACGTCCCTCGTGGTGAGCCCGGACGGCATACCGGGCAAGGCGTTCGAGGTCGTGGTCCTCGGCGGTGCCGACCAGGCGCTCTTCGACACGATCTTGTCTACGAAACCCGCCGGCATCGAGGCGCACGGGTCGACCGACGGGACCGCGACGGACTCGATGGGCATCGCCCACACGATCAAGTTCACGAGGCCCGCGCAGAAGAACATCTGGATCGACCTCGACGTGCTCGTCGACCCCGCCCTGTGGCCGCTCGACGGGCCGGACAGGGTGCGAGCGGCGATCGTCGGTGACGCTCCCTACTACGTGCTCGGCATGGACGTGAGACCCTGGAGACTGGGGGCCGTGCTCGACGTAGTGCCGGGCATCCTCCAGGTAACCCAGGTCCGCCTCGGGCTCGCTCCCGTTCCTGCCGGAACGGTAACCATCCCTGTCGGCCTGCGGGAGATAGCCAGGTTCGACGCGAGCCGCATCGTCACGATCAACGTGACGAACGGGACCCCGTAACATGGGCGAGATCACACACAAGATCACCCACGTCGAGGAGGCTCGGGCCCGTCTGCTCAGCCAGTACGCGGGCCGCCTGGACCGGGACCTCGACCCGGTCTCGGTTCAAGTACAGGAGGTCGAGGACGCGCTGTGGGCCGTATGGAGCGGCCGAGGCGTATTCACAGCTACGGGCTACACGCTCGACCTGCTCGGTCGCATCGTGGGCGAGGACCGGCAGGGCGAGGCGGACGCGCTGTACCGCATCAGGATCAGGGCGCGCATCCAGGCGAACCTGTCCGACGGGACGTGGGACGACATCCACCGAGTAATCGCGATCCTCCTCGACACCCAGTGGCCGCTCGCTGTAGTGACCGGCTCGGAGATCTATCCCGCTGCCTTCCAGTACCGCGTGGACGGGCTCGTCCTCTCCGCAGACCAGATCAGGATCCTGACGTCGTTCCTCCGCTCCATCCGGGGGGCGGGGATCGAGCTCCGCTTCGGATGGAGCGCTGGACCGCTCAGCGACGCCTTCTCGTTTGCAATCGGCTCGACCCTAACCGCCCCCACGCTCGTCGGCGCCACGGTGCTCCCCGTCGTGACGTCGGCCCCGTTTCCAGGGGCCGGTATCGCCAAGGTGGGGGTAGGGGCGAACAAAGAGACCGTGACCTACACGGGCGTCACGGGTACGTCCCTAACGGGCGTCTCGGCGACGACCAAGCCTCATGATTTAAACGATCCCGTCTCGCTCGTCGACCCGTCCCACGGCAAGGGCTACGGAGACAACGCCAACCCCGGGACGGGCGGCAAGTACGTCTCGATCATCATCGTCTAGGCCGTCTATCCCGCCCCCCTCGGTAGGGTGCAAGTATGGCCAAACCGACTCAAAAACCCCGCTGGGCATCTACCGTCACCGCCGACCCGACCCGATACGTCGAGCCCACCCCCGCAAAGAAGGACGTCGGGTGGGACGTGGGCGAGGATCCGCCTGCGCAGTACGAGAACTGGCTGCGGGGGGTCACCGGCGACTGGATCGACTGGCTCGACACGTTTGAGTCGACCCCCCACACGTGGACGGCGACGCAGACCTTTACGCCGTCGACGGCCGCACCGGGGATCGTGCTCGGCTACAACCCCGCGACGGATACCGCCGGCGAGACCCCGTCGCTGGCGTTCATGGCGGGGTCCTCCGCGCGGGGCATCGTGGACCGCCTGGGAGCTCCGTCGCAGCGCTGGCTCCGGCGGGAGTACATGTGGTGGGGCAACATCAATAGTTTTTCGACTCCAACCGGGGACGAACTCCTCGACGGGGAGGTTGGTATCTGGCGCCGGACCTCCGGTCCCGGAGTTCCGGCGAACATTTTTAACGTGGTCGTGTCGGCCTCTGACACCGGAGGTTCGTGGGGGGGCGGGCCGCGGGAGCTGTTGCAGCAGAGCTCTTTCGGATCGGTGGCAAACCAGTTTCATGTGTGTTACACCGACTCGCTCTGCCAGATGGCCCCGGTCGGCACCAAGTCCGTCGCGTGCGATTTTACGGCGCGCGTCGGCTTTACGGCAGCTCCTAATGACGTGATATCGGCGATCGGGCTCATGCAGCGCGGCATCTACACGCTGCCCGGTCTGGGGGGTCGCGACATCTTGGTGTCCAGCCAGGCGCTATCGGTCGCTACGGCGTTGCTGTACGGGAGCAAATGGCTGGTATTTCATCGCGTCGGCGGTGTGACCACGATCATCGACACGGGGATCCTGTCCAACACGAGGCGCAACATCCGCCTAGAGATCGTCGCTGACACGAGTCTGGGCGGACCTCGGACCAACGTCTACATCGACGGTGTTAACGTGTACTCGACGACGACGATCCACCCCACGGATGTCTCGTACGCCTTTTCGTCGCTGCACAAGCCGATCTCCGTGGGCGGGGCTGTAGACACTCACCTGGGCCCCGTGCGGCTCGTGTTCGGCCCGATCTAAGGAGCACCCATGGACAACGGACTCGTATCAGCGCTGACCCACTGGCTCTTTGGCCTCCCACCCGAGGACGTCCGGTGGGTCCACGTGTGCCTCGCCCTCGTGGTGAGCTCCATGGTCTGGGGGCCTCCGCTGGCCCGCCTGTACTGGCACATCAGGAGGGAACGCTTTCTGTTGCGGGCCACGCCGGAGCAGCTGCGGGCCTACATGCAGGACCCACCCAAACCGCCCAGCCTCGGCGGACCCGCCGCGATGGTGCTCGGCATGATCCTGGCCGGGACGCTGCTCCGGGGGAGCCCGGCCCTGCCGGTCGACTCGGCCTCGCTCGTCCCCGCCTCGGTCGCTCCCACCCCCCAGGACCCCCAGACTCACACGAGCACCGACCCCCGAGGGATGGCGTGCTTCCCGCCGGACGATCGGGACCAGGACGAGGGGGAGGCCAAGACGTGCTGTAAGGGACGGTGCGAGCCGGGCAGCCGCTGCAACACGAGGACCTGTGAGTGTGAGGCGCGGGCTGTCTCTCCGTCGAGCACGCTACGGTTCATAGACGTGGGGGTCCCGTTCCTCATCGAGGCGGGAAGCGCGCTCGGTGAGGCCGACTGGGAGCCGACCTCCCGCGACTGGGCCGAGTAGCCCGCCTATCCGGTCGTCCTCGATAGGAGGTCCGACCAGATGAACCAACCCAGCTATCAGTCCCATAGGGACACGGGCTGTTCTTCGTCGTGGAGTGGGTAACGATTCGGGGGAGTGGGATGGAGCTTCCCGTCGAGGTGCGACCCGATCGCACTCTAGAGGCCAGGGGTTCGACTCCCCTCAGCTCCACGTCAAAACCCCGTCGGTGAGTCACTTTCACCACGGGGTTTTTTTGCGCCTGGGACACGCTTGGGACTGGATTGGGACTAACCTTGTCCCAGGCTTTGGGACACGGTTGAGCCCGCCAGGACCCGCTGGGTCTGTTCGCGCTCGGCCTGCTCGACCGTTCCAGGGCGGATGTAGCTCTGCCGGGTCATGCGGCTCGACTCGTGGCCAAGCAGGCTCGCCACCGCCTCCACCGCGACCCCAGCCTCTACAGCTGCCGTAGAAGCGACCCCACGCAGTGAATGGGCGCACACGACCGGAACACCGGTGAGCTTGCACAGCCTCCGGGTCTGCTCGCTCACCCAGTCGCGCCAGTGGGCGCCACCGCCCTCGGCGACTAGCAGGAGCGCACCGGGCAGCTTCCCTCTCGGTTCAATCCGGGAGGGGGCTACGTCCACTGGCGGTCCCGCCGGCACGTGCTCGGTGCCGCGCTCGACGTAGGCGTCCCGGCCGAGGTCATCCACCACGCCGAGCTCATGACCCCTGGCAACAAGCCCACCTCCCTCGGCTGGAAGCGCGCCGAGAAGCTCATCGTCCAGGTTACGGAGGCCAACGACAAGGGCAAGGACCCAGCACCGCTGTGGGCGCGGTGGCTGCCCGCGGGCCGCAAGTGATCGGCAACTAGGGCTCCGGTCAGGAGGCCAAGATGCCGCTCCCCTCCGATCATCAATTGGCTGCCTATGGCGCGGGTAATGGCAGGTGCTGAGGTCAGTACCCAACACTAAGGAGCCACCCCGACCATGACCCCGACCCCGACCAAGAAGCCCACACCTGCGCCGTCACACGTCGGCTACGCCACCGTCTGGATCCCCGTGCAACTCAAAGAGCGCATCGACAGTGCCCTCGCTGCCCGCTCCCGGCGGGCCGGGGCGGGCCTGCGACCCTCCCGCCAGGCGTTTGTGGCCGAGATCCTCTCGGCCCACCTCGACGAGATGGAGCGCGACGCTGCCCAGCCCTAACCCCTAGACGTGCGACGAGCCGGGTGGTCAAGACCCGGCTCGTCCGATCGGAGACAGCTATGATGACCTCTCTCCCTACCCAGACCAGCAGCAAATCAAGACTATCGGTACCGATCCTTCCGCCCAACCCGCGCCCTCGTCCTCGTCTCCAGGGAGATGGGGAGCCCGGCTGCCCCCGGTGCTTGGGTCGCGGTTCAGTGCAGCAAACGTACACCCCGGAGGAGCTCCGCAAGCTCCCGCCCTGGGAGATCCCATCGACCCACTGGGTCCCCTGCCTCTGTACCAGGGCGCGGAGAGAACGCGAGGCGATCGAGCGCGTGTGGCGGGGTCTGGGACAGGTCGAGCCGGTCACGGGACCATCCGCGCTCGGCCCGCATCAGCACCGCAGCCTGTGGTTGCGCGTATCGAGTCTCCCGCTGCTGCTCGCGCACCTGGCCAGGGTTGTCCGCGACGAGCCGGAGCTGAGGCGGATCACGCGGGTGGTATCCGACGTCGATCTCGTCGACGCGGAGACGGCCGACTGGGGGGACAGCGACGACCAGCCCCGAGAGGATGATGAGCGGGTCGAGCGCAGCACGGACGGGCGCAAGGCCGTCGACCTGTACCTCCCGCCTGGCCTGCTCGTGCTACTGCTCGGGCAGAGCAGTAAAAAACACAAGTACCTGGCGGCCCTCGCCGAGGACGCGGTCCGGCGGCGGTCGTCACAGGGACGACCCACCTGGGTCGTCGATGAGGTGGAGCGCCCGCTCGCCACGGGTCACCGGACCTACAGCAACGAGCTGGGCCAGCTCGTTGCCCAGCTCCCGCGGTACCTGATCGATGGGGACGCGGTCCGGCAGGTAAAGGATTGGCCCCAGACCACCACGGGCACCAGGACCTCGGAGACGGCACCACGGGATCCAGTCAAGGCGGGCGCCTCCGACCTAGACGACAAGCTCACCGACAAGCTCGCGGAGGCCGGACTCCCCGCTGGGCTACCCTGTCACCCAAAGGGCGGCGCGGCGGCCGACTGCGACGTGTGCGGGGGCGCGGGAACCAAGTCGATTTTCCCGGGGTACCGGGGCGACCTCCTGGAGATGTGCTACGCCCCAGGCTGCGCCACACACGGCAAGGCGGCACCCCTCGGCAAGCTGCGCGTGCCGGTGGCCAAGCCAGACGCGACGGCATCCCCGGAGGCGGACGAGGCGGCCGCAGGTCCGCAGGTGGTCGCCGCCGCCGCCTGGTTGCGCCAGCAGCTCGCCTCCAGCCCCCGCCCCTGGAAGACGATCGAGGCCGACGGGCGCGATGCCGGCTACTCGCGATCGACCCTGTACCGGGCCCGTAAGCTGGTGGATACCTCCCCCGCGGGACCCGTAGGGGAGAGGGTCGTGGCGCTAACCTCCCCCCCTCCAGCGGCATCGACGACCCTCCCCCCAGCGGCATCGACCCCCCACAATGTCGCGATCGACGATCTGATCGACTCCCTACCATAGGTCATACCATCCATCCAATCAGGGTTGTCTCAGCCTGTCTCAGCGGCCCTGAGACAACCTTGAGACAACCCTGAGACAACCCCTGAAACGAGCCTTGTCTCAGCGGCCTTGAGACAACGCTGAGACTGTCGGTGAGACCCCTCTGTCTCAGCGTTGTCTCAGGGTTGTCTCAGCGTGTCTCAGCGTGTATCTCACGTCGCTGCTCGACGGCTGAGACAACCCTTGAGACGACCCTTGTCTCAGGATCTCTGAGACCGTCGCTGTGATCTTTGTCTCAGTTGTCTCAGCGACGGTCTCAGCGGCCATAAAGCGGCCTGAGACAACTTGAGACCGTCGGTGAGACCCCGATTGTCTCAGTTGTCTCAGCAGATCTAGATAAGAGAGAAAGAAAGAAAGATCTCTTTCTCTTCTCCTTCTTCCGGGGTCTGGGGGCTGAGACGGCTGAGACAACGGATAGGTCGGACCAGTGAGTGCGGAGCAACCCGCTGGGAAGAGGGTCGATCGACCTACCGGAGGTTGAGTGCGGAGCAACCCGCTGGGAAGAGGGTCGATCGACCTACCGGAGGTTGAGTGCGGAGCAACCCGCTGGGAAGAGGGTCGATCGACCTACCGGAGGTTGAGTGCGGAGCAACCCGCTGGTGATGCGCTCGGCGCACCGTCGGGACGCTAGGCAGCACCGACCGCCCGGTCGCGTCTGGACCCGATCCCACCGGTCGACTCCGCCCCGCGACGGGGGCAGTGTGAGGGTCAGGAGGTGCCACATGGCAACCACGACCCGCACGACCGACGACCCCATCCCCACCAAACGACTAACCCTCGACGAGCTGGACGAGCTCGCCGGGATCAAGTGGCCCGGCGCCGCAGCCCTGAAACCCGAGGCCCGCTTAAAAATGCGGCTCGATGCGCTGGCCGCGCTGGAGGCGTTGGCGAGCGCCCCGGAGGTGCTGCCATGAGCCTCGGCGATCTCGCCCGCACCCTGTACGCGGCCTACTGCAACGCGGCCCCGCGAGGCCGCAGCGACGGTCGACCCCTGCTTTGTTGGGACGCACTGACCAACGCCCAGCGTCGGCGATGGGAGCGCGTCGCGGGGAGCGCCTACGACCTGGTCCGCCAGGACGTCGCGGAGGCCCGTAGGCGGGTCGAGGCCCGTCGTCGGCCCGCCCCGCAGCCCCGCTAAACACCGCCCGAAACGCCCCGGATTGCGGGTAATGCGTCGATAACCCCCCCGCAATCGATGGCCCGCCCGCACAAAATCCCCCGACACCTGCACGGAGCGATCCGAGAGCACGACATCGCGGGGCTCTCGGCCCCGCAGATCCAAAGCTGGCTAGCCGATAACCACAAGATCGTCGTCGGAGACGACGCAATTTCCCGGCTCCTCAAGCGGGTGCGTATCGTCCCGCCCGTCGACGGTGACGGGCTCACCGACTTGATCGCCGTCAGAGCGTCGCTGCGTGCCGATCTCCACTCCGGGGACTGGCGGCAGAAACACTCGGCGGCCCGCCTGCTCGTCGAGATCCACCAGATCGTCGCGTCGGAGCGCCGCGAGGCCGAGGCCCGCTTGGCAGAGCTAGACGACGCACCTACAAAGACCTACACGGTAGACGCGAACCCCGACACCTGGCCCGACCCGCCCGCCGAAACCCCGGAAACGCAGCCAGAGCCCGCAGGAGGCGCGCAGTGACCCAGGTGGCCACCGGACTACTAGGAGGCCACCGATCGCAGCGTGTAGTTAGTCCTGGTGCGATTTGGCGGCCCCTACCGTGGCAAGTCGCCGCTTGGCGGAGCCAGGCGCGCGTGCTGCTGTTGCATGGTGGCGCGGGCAGCGGCAAGTCGTCGCTTGCCGCTGAAAAGATCCACGCGCTGTGCCTGCGATATCCACACAGCACGGGGCTCGTGATCCGCAAGATGCGCAGCTCATTGCGAAATAGCTGTTTGCTCTTACTGGACAATACGGTAATCGGTCAGTCCGCCAAGCACTATCCCTCTAAGTCCCGCTGGGAGTACGCTAACGGGTCCGTGCTGTGCTACGGGGGGCTCGCCGACGCCTCGCAGCGAGAGGCGATCAAGTCGATCGGCCTCCGTGGTGGGGTCGACTGGATATGGGTCGAGGAGGCCAACGCGCTGTCCTACGACGACTATCAGGTCCTCCTGTCCCGCTTGCGCGGTACCGCTGCCCCGTGGCGACAGATCATCCTAACGTGTAATCCAGATCATAAAAACCACTGGATCAACAAGACGATAATAGAGGCAAAGCCGGCAGACGCTGATATCTACTGGGTCGGCCCGCTCGACAATCCCACATTAGACGCGGACTACCTATCAATCCTGCGAGGTCTAACGGGCATACAGCGCGATCGTCTGTGGTCGGGTTTGTGGGTATCGGCGGAAGGTATGGTCTGGCCATACGATCCGAGCCTCCACCTCGTCGACCCGGTCCGCATCCCCGCCGAGTGGAGGCGCATCAAGTCGATCGATTTTGGCTACAGCAACCCGGCCTCTGTGCTGTGGCTCGCGCAGGCGCCGGACGGGGATATCCACGTATATCGGCAAATCTACAAGACCGCTATGCTCGTATCCGACATGGCCGCTATGATTAAATCACAAGACAAGACGGAGCCCGCAGGGGCTCGCTGTGAGGCCGTCGTGGCCGATCACGACGCCGAAGATCGAGCGACCCTAGATCGCGAGAACCTGCGGACACGACCCGCGCACAAAGCTGTGCGGCCCGGGATCGAGGCAGTGGCGAGGCGTTTTTCGGCGAGGTCGAAGGGACGGAGGATCCTGATCCACCGGGGGTCGTTGTGTCACCCGCCGGACCAGACGCTTGCGAAGGCACACAAGCCGACCCACCTCGCGGAGGAGCTGCTGCAGTACCAGCTCGACTCCGACGGCAAGGACGGGTACCCCGTCAAAGCCAACGATCACGCTTGCGACGCTTTACGGTACGCCGTCTGCTACGTCGACAACGTGGGCAACGACGAGCTGAGCCGGGCGCGCATCCTATGCACCGGAGGGGGTCGGTGACCCGCTGAGGGGTTTATCGGCGGGCCATGGGTACAGGGGATCGATATGCCCGCACCCAAGCCCAAGACGACCAAGGCCCGCAACGTCAAGCCCGCCCCGAAGCCCACCGCACCTCGGGCCGACTCGTGGGCTCTAGTTGGCGACGGCCTCGGCTCCGTCCTGGCGCGGGATCGATCGCGAGCGGCCCGTCCGTACGTCGAGGTCCTCGACTACAGCACCCTCCTCGCCCTGTGGCGGGGGGGCGACATGGGGGCGAGGATCGCGGAGCAACCCGTGAGGGATGCTCTCCGCAGCGAGCTCCTGGTCGACGTCGGGGATCCTGAGGTAAGCCGGGTCGTCCGGGGCAAGCTCGACGACCTCGCCTTAATACCGAGGCTGCTCGACGGTCTGATCCAGGAGAGAGTGTTCGGCGGGGCGGCGACCCTGCTCGTCGTCGACGACGGGAGGTCGATCGACCTCCCGATCGATACATCACGGGTCGCCTCGGTGCGGGCGCTCGTCCACCTCGAGGCGCAGTATTTGCTCCCGTCGAGGTGGGACGGCGACCCCCTGTCGCCCTCCTACGGAAAAGTCCTGATCTGGCGCACGACCCCGACGGCGGGCGGGGGGCTGCCGACGGAGATCCACCGGGACCGGTTGCTGGTTTACCCAGGGATTGAGACCGCGGCGCAGGTCCGACGGGAGCGTCAGGGCTGGGGCGACTCGATCTTTTTCCGCCTGTGGCGGACCCTGCAACAGTGGGGCGCTGCCGTCGAGGGCGTGGGCGTTCTGCTCGGGGACAAGAGCAAGATCCTAAAGATGCGCGGCCTCGCCGAGCTCCTCGGGGCCAACGACCGGAGCGTCGTCGAGTCGCGGGCCGCTGCGCTGTTTGACCTCCTCGCGTCGTACGGAATCGGGATCATCGACAGCGAGGAGACCCTCGAGCGGTTTGAAGCGTCCCTGACCGGCGTCCCCGACACCCTCGACAGGTTGACTTCCCGCCTGGCCGCCGCTGCGGGCATCCCCGTAACGGTTTTGTTGGGAGAGGCGCCGGCGGGGCTGAACGCTACCGGCGACGCGGACGTCCGCAACTACTACGACCGGCTCGCGGCGGACCGGACCGCCAAGATCGTCCCGCTCGTCGAGCGCGTCACCAAGCTCGTCCTCCTCAGCAAGACCGGCCCCACCCAGGGCGCAGAGCCTCCCATGTGGTCGGCGTCTTTTGCCCCGCTCTGGCAACCGACCCCCAGCGAACAGGCCGACATCGAGGCCAAGCAGGCCCAAACCGACAAGACCCTCGTCGAGGCGAAGATCCGCACCGTCGACGAGGTCAGAGCACATCGAGGTTACACGTCATGAGCGCATGGGCATCTATCGGGGTCGTCTCGACCCTACCGGCCGTCAACACGGACCCCGTCGGGGCCTACAGCCTCCCCGCCGATCAGAACGTGATCGAGCTGAGCGGGTCAGGACCCGTCGGGGGAGGGACGCTGTACCTCCTACGTAAGGTCGTCGGCCCGACGGGGGACTACCGGTACGTCCCCTACGCGCCCGACAAGCCCATCACGATCCCGTCGACGACCCAGGGGTGGTTCTCGGCCCGCTACTACGTGGGCCAGGCCGGCGGAATCGGGGAGCGGTTCGCCCTCTGGAACCCATCCATCCTCGACGTGCCGGCCCCGTTGGCGCGCGGGCAGGTGTACTAGCCATGAGCGACAGCATGAGCATCGAGCCCGAGGCTCAGGTCGTACTACCGGGGGGGCCGATCGGCCCGTACACCCAGCTCGGCACCAACGGGGCGGGCACGCTCGCGTGGCGTCCCCGAGGCGACCGGGTCCAGCTCGCCCGGCTAACCAATCCCGCCGGGGGATCGTGCTTGTGGTACGCGGGCCAATACATCGGGACCCTCTCGGCGGATCGCGTCTACAGCGACCAGTCTATCTACTACGTCTCCGAGTACTCCGCTCTCGGACCGGAGACCCTCCTCGACTGGTCGATCTCCATGTACTCGCCCGTGTGGGTCGCCTACCAGGTGGCCGTGTGGACCATCACCACGGGAGGGATCGCCGACACGGGCATAAGGATCTCCGTCGGTGCCACAGACACGTTCGCCCAGAACACCAACCCGCTCGACGCCCTCACGCTGGCGCCGGGTGACCGGATCGCGTTTGCGTCGGACACGGACGTCTCGTCCGGCTGGTTTTCGATATTCGCCCGACGGGCCTCCTGAGGAACACAAAATGAAGAACAGAACGCTCGCAGAAGGATCCCAGATCAAAGCCGTTCTCGACGCTGCCGAGACGGCTCCCGCGCTGGGCAAGGGCCAGCCGGTCGTCGTGACCAAGTGGCCCACCGACAACACCGTCGAGCCGTACACGGTCAAAACCTGCCCCGACGGACAGGTCCCCGACTTTGTGATCGGGCGGACCGCCGTGTCGGGGAGCCCCGGGGACATCATCTACGTGGGTCCGGGAGCACCGGTGCTGATCGGCGGGGCGGCCAAACGGGGGGACCTCTTGACGGTCAAGTCGGGCCGCTTCCAGAAGGCGGGAGCGGGTGACCTGTGCGTCTGCACCGCGTCCGCCGACGGCGCGCTGGGCGACGTGATCGCAGCAGCCCCGCTCACCAAGACGGCCTAGTTACCGGCATCGACCCCCGTGGACCCGCGAGCAAATGACCTCGACGTCCGCAGGCGTCCACGCGGGAGCCGCGTCCGTGGTACCACACGATCCCCCCAGGACGTTGCCGTTGCCGCACGGGACGTCCGTTACGCCGACCCCCCACAGCGCCTGGGCGACCCCCGCCCACACGTTGCGGGCCGCCTGGTGGCGCGACATGTCGTCGAGCCGAGGGCACGTCCACAGCGTGTGACTCGCTCCGCACGCGATGCCCGTCAGGCAGTGACGGCACGACGGGTCGTCGGCGACCCTCAGCTCGACGTGCGGAGCTTCGACCTCCCCGATCGACCCTCCCATGGCGGTGATGGCGGCCTCCGCAGCGGAGCGGACGTCCGGCGATCCTCCCGTGATCACCACGGGGTTAGTGAGGTCGCGGGGGTCGAGCGTAGGCGCGCCATCGCCGCACGCGGCGAGGGTTAGGGCGAGGGTCAGGGTGGTCAGGGTGGTCAGGGTGGTTAGGGTCCGTCGAGTCATCATGTTGTTCCTCCTGACCATCGGCGACCCATACGCGCCTTATGGAGCTGACCGTAAGCAGGGACCCGCGTGGTGCGGGTAGGGTGCATTGTGGCGACGAGGACCGACCGACAGACGCTCGACGAGCTCACACTTGAGCCCAACGGCTGGTTGCGCGCCTCCGCCCCGCTTACCCGTACCGGGGTGTTCGTCTACCGCAACGAGGACGGGAGCATCCGCAGGGAGCTCCGGCCTCCGCAGGAGGTGTTCCGCGCGGACCTCATGCCGCTCTACGCGGGCCTCCCGCTGACCGTAGGCCACCCGGACGTCTTTTTGGACGTCCTGACGACCCGAGCCCACCAGGTGGGGTCGATCTCCGCCCCTCGGCGGGAGGCGGACAAGCTCGTAGCGGACCTCCTCGTTACGGATCTCGCCGCCATCGAACAGGTCCAGCGGGGAGTCCGGCAAATCTCGGTCGGCTACGAGGCGGAGCTCGACTTTACGCCTGGTACTTGGTTCGGCGTCCCCTACGACGCAGTACAGCGAAACATCACTCCGAACCACGTCGCTCTGGTTGATAGAGGCAGAGCCGGTCCCGAGTGCGCAATCCGACTTGACCAAGGAGACACCATGATTGAGCTAGTGATCGACGGTCACACTGTTGCCGTCAGCCCCGATATGGAGGGAGCGGTCCTATCCGCCCTCGGACTCGACCCGGCGAACCCGCCCAAGTCGCTAGAGCTGACCATGGGCGCGGAAGGTCAACCCACGATGGACAAGGCCCCCGCTCCCGCTGCCCCCGCCCCTGCGGCCAAGGCGGACGCGATGGACGCGCTCCAGGCCCGCCTGGACAGCCTGCAAGCGCAACTCGCGGCCAAGCCGGACGAGACCAAGATCCGCGAGTCGGTCCGCAACCGGATCAAGCTGGAGTCCGTAGCGGAGGCCCACGGGGTCCGGTTCGACTCCGCGATGTCCGACGACCTCCTGCGGGCCGCAGTGGTCAAGCAGCTCGAGGGCGTGGACGTGTCGACCAAGTCGAGCGCCTACATCGAGGCGCGCTACGACAGCGCGATCGAGGCCCGCTCTGCTCGTGACGAGCAGGTCCGCCAGGTGGTCAAGTCCACCACGACCCCCGACACCGCCAAGCGGATCGACGAGGCCGTGCAGGCACGTCGGGACGCATGGAAGAAGCCCATCCCTGGCGCGGCCACGCTCGCCTCGGTGAGCAAGTAACCCGCTGGTGGGGTCCGTACGGACCCTATCTGGCCACGTTTATATAAGGACGTAAACACATGGCACAGACCAACTACGCGCCCGGCCTACTCCCGTCGCTGCCAGGCATGCTCGCCGACCTCAACCCGCTCGTCACCGAGAGCGGCTACAACTCCGAGTCTTCGGCGGAGGCCGCTTTCGGCGCTCCCGTCCGTGTGGACGTGCTCGCCGACCGGGCGTTCCTCCTCACGAACCTCGCGACCCCGGCCATCTACGGGCTCGTCGTCCACGACGACGCCTACGACCCCCGAGTCGAGCTGGGAGCGACCGGCGTCAAGTCGGGGGGCAAGCTGACGATCCTCCGCGCGGGGCGGATCACGGTCAAGGCGGGCACGGGGGCCGTGACCAAGGGAGCGCGAGCGTACTACCAGGCGTCCAGCGGCGGGTGGGTTACGGCCTCGGCGATGGACACGATCGACACGACCAAGCAGGCCGTCTTTGCCTCGTCGGCAGCGGCGGGCGGGATCTGCGTCCTTGAGGTCGACTTCCGCAACGCTCCGTAACTCATGACTCGGCCCCGACAGGAGGGGCCGACGGGAAAGGTTTTTGGAACATGCCCACAGTACAGCGTTTGGACGCGTCGGAGTCGTTTTGGTTCGCTCGGGAACTGGAAGCCATCAAGGCCCAGATCCTCGTCAGGGAGATCCCCGAGTTCAAAGGCCGCTCGCTCGTCCCGGTCGCGTCGGGAGTCCCCGCCGGGAGTGCGGTCTACACCTACCAGGAGCTCGACGAGGTCGGCATCGCGCAGTTTGTGAACGGGTTTGCAAAGGACCTGCCGAGGGTCGACGTCGTGGGTCGCGAGACCTCGTCGCCCATTCGTCCCATCGGGGCGAGCTACGGCTACACCACCGCCAACATCCGCCAGGCCCGCTTGACCGGGCGTAGCCTGCCCCTCGCCAAGGCCGAGGCCGCCATGCGCGCCATCGAGGCCAAGATCGACCTGGTCGCGCAAGTAGGTGATGTTCCGCAGGGCATCCGGGGCTTGTTCACCCTCGTCGGTGTGAACACCTACGTCATCCCCAACGGCGGCGCCGGTAGCCCGCTGTGGAGCACCAAGACCGCCGACGAGATCCTGGCCGACCTTCAGGGCTTCGGACACCGCGCTTCGGTCGTGACGAACGAGGTCCACAAGTCGGACACAATCTGCATGTCGATCGATCAGTACAGCCTGATCAGCACCAAGCGGATCAACAGCGCTTCGGACCGCACCGTCCTTGAGCACTTCCTCGCGACCTCGCCGTACATCAAGCAGATCGTGCCCTGGTACGCCTGCGTCGGTCGCGGCGCGTCGGCAAGCACCCGCATGGTGGCGTTCCGACGGGACCCGATGTGCATCGAGCAGATCGTCCCGATGGAGTTCACGCAGAGCGAGCCGCAGCCGGACGGGCTCTCCTACGTGGTCCCGTGCGAGGCGGAGGTCGGCGGGGTCGTCGCGTATCGACCCCTCTCGATCACCTACGCCGACGGCGCGTAGTCCCGAGTGGCCCTCCTCGCGGGGGCCTCTGTTCCCCATCCACTCCCGTAAGGAGTCTCGACCCATGCTCATCGACAACCGCCACGGCGGACCCATCCACATCCCCCACGAGGGCGGATTTCTCAGCCTACCTCCCGGCATCTCCGAGGTCGCGGACGCTCTGTGGAACGCGGCCACGAAGCCCGCAGAGGGGACCAAGCTGCCTCCCATCCTCAAGGAGCTTTTGCGCACCTCGCTCTCGGTCGTCGAGTCCGAGACGGTCGACGAGAGCCCGCTCTCGATCATCCCGCGCATCTTTTCCCGCGAGCTACTGGCCCCGTTCCTTGCGCACGAGGATCAGGCGGTCCGTAAGGCAGCGCTCGAGCAGGACGACCTCATCAAGTCACGGACCGGGGGCTAACCCGTGGCGGTGACCTGGGCGGACGTGTCAGCTTTGGACCCGGCGCTCGCGAGCATCCCGCTCGCGAGTCAGACGGCGATCCTCGCGGACGCGGTCCTACAGGTTAGCCCGACCACGTGGGAGGCCCGGACCGACCTGGGGGTCAAGTACCTGGCCGCTCACCTCGGGACGCTCTACCTGCACGGCCAAGTAACAGCCGGTGGGCTCGTCGAGGAGGAGGAGGTCGGCGCGGTCAAGCGCAAGTACGCCAAGACCTCCGCCATCTCCGGCCTACAGGCGACCCGCTGGGGGCAGGAGTACGAGCGGCTGCTCCGCCTCAACATCAACGGACGCCTCTTCCTTGTCCCCCGCTGAGGAGGTCCCACGATGGCCATCCGTACGAGGGTCAAGATCACCGACACGGACCGGGGTCTCGCCAAGGTCCTGTCCCTACAGGACGAACCACGGCGGACCATCCGCCTCGGCTGGGACGAGGAGTCGGGGGAGGAGCACGGGGTCTCCATGGTGGAGCTGGCCACGGTCCACGAGCTCGGGACCGCAACTGTTCCGGCCCGCCATCCGCTCCTAAAGGCTTCCAACGCGACCTCCCCACAGACCGAGAAGGCGCTCGAGCGGCTCGCAGCCGGCGCGCTGGGAAAGGGCGTGAAGCTCGCGGAGGGGATGGACAAGATCGCACGGGAGGCCGAGCAGGCCGCGAAGGAGTACCTCCGAGGCGGCCCGTACCTGACCCCACCGCTGGCTCCGCAGACCGTAGAGGCCAAGGGACAGGCGAGGCCGCTGATCGACACGGGGTCCCTCATCGAATCACTCAAGGCCAAGGTGGAGGGCTAGCGATGCCGCTTACAGACAGCATCCTCAACTTGTCCAACACGACGATCGTCATCACCCACAGGACCGAGAGTCCCCGCGTATTGGGCCGGACCCAGCCACCGACTACCGCCACGGTCTCCGCTTTGGCGTCCGTCCAGCCCACGAGCGGGCGGGACCTACAGCGGCTCCCGGAGGGCAAGAACACGCAGGACCTGATCAGCGTGTGGACGCTGGAGCCGCTCCAGCTCGGGGACATCGGCCAGGGCATCCTCCCGGACCTCGTCCTCTACAACGGGTCCACCTACGAGGTCGAGCACGTCGAACCGTGGGTCAACCACCTGGGCGTGACCTACTACTTCGGGATCGCCCGAAAGGTGGTGTCCTGATGCCCGCCAACTGGCAAGCAGTCCAGGACGCGATCTTCGCTTGGGCCGTGTCCTCCTCGGGCTACCCGTCGGACAAGGTGATCTGGCGGGACCAGGACGGGACCGCCCCGAGCGGGGACTACATCATCCTTTCGATCCTCGGGAGCGACACCGTGGAGGGTCCGGTCCGCCACGAACGGACCGATCCGCTGAAGCCTCCCGGACAAGAGGTCATCCTTACGGTCGGCGGGACCCGCAGCGTGCAGGTCGAGGCGCAGGTGCTCACCAGCGCCACCATCACGGCTACCGATGCCTTGGCCACGGCGGAGCGGATGCGGACCCGGACGCAACTCCCGTCGGTCCGAGACATCCTCCTCAGCGCGGGGATCAGCCCCTTCGATGCGGGTAGCGTGCAACAGGTCAACCAGGTGCGGGCGGCAAACTTCGTCGGGCGGGCCGTCCTTACTTACCGCGCCTATCTGGCGGACCTAGTCGAGGAACGCGGAACGTACATCCAGACGGTTCAGGCGACAGGATCGGGGATCGTCGTCGACGTCGTGACCCCTCCGTAAAGGACACTCATGGCACCTCTAAGCGACATCGTCGTCGTCAACATCCTCGCCCAGGTCGGCGGGCTCACGCAGCAGGGCTTCGGAACCCCGCTGATCCTGGGCTACACGCCCACCTGGGTCGAGCGGGTCCGCTACTACAGCTACAGCGACCTCGCGGGCATCGCGACCGACCTCGGCTCGACGAGCCCCGAGTACAAGTGCGCCCAAGCGGTCTTTGGCCAGACGCCACGCCCCGAACGCCTCGCGATCGGCCGTGGGTCGAGCAAGCCCACGCAGCGCTACAAGCTCTCGATCGTTTCGGTCGTCTCCAGCAAGGACTACACGGTCCGGCTCAACGGGGTCGACTACACCATCAACTCTGGGGTCGGGGCGACCAACGACAGCATCGTGACGGCCATCAACGGGGCCATCGGTGCCGCCTGTACCGCTGCGGGCTTTACGAGCTCCGTGATCGGCGCGGCCGGCTCGCAGCAGGTCCAGGTGCTCGGCAACGCGGCAGGCAACTGGTGCTCGTTCGGCCTGCCGAACGCGGGGGCGCTGCCGTACCTCAAGGTCATGCAGGACCACAGCGACCCTGGCATCGGGGCGGACCTCGACGCGATCCTCCTTGAGGACACCCAGTGGTACGCGCTGCTTACGATGTACAACAGCTCCGCCTGCATCCAAGCGGCCGCGACCTGGACCCAGGCAAACGAGCGCCTCTACCTGGCTGAGAGCCAAGACTCCGAGGTCCCGACCGTCTCCGTGGGACCCGCGACGGACATCGCGAAGGTCCTGTCTGTGGCGGGCTCCGAACGAGCTCCCCTCATCTACCACCCCATCGGCCAAGAGCACGCGGCCGCCGCGTGGGCCGGTCGCGTGCTCCCGCTCACTCCGGGCTCGGAGACCTGGAAGTTCAAGACGCTCTCGGGGGTCTCGGCGCAGAGCTACACGACCACCCAGATCACGAACATCCGAAACAAGCGGGCCAACTTCTACTACTCGATCGCGGGCCGTTCGATCACCTCGGAGGGCACGACTCCGTCGACGAGCCTCCCGTTCATCGACATCGTCCGCTTCCGCGACTGGCTGCGGGTCCGCCTACAGGAGAACCTGTTCTTGCTCCTCGCCAACGCGGACAAGGTCAGCTTCGACGACGTGGGGATCACAAAGGTCCTGGGAGTAATCCGGGGAGTCCTTGAGGAGGCCCGCAGCAATGGCGCGATCACCCCGGACTTCACCGTCACGGTGCCCAAGGCGGCCTCGGTCAACCCTGTCGACAAGGCGAACCGCGAGCTCAAGAACGTGACCTTCTCGGTCACCTACACGGGCGCGATCCACAAGGTCGTGATCAACGGGGTCATCACCCTCTAACCTGACCGGCCCGTCTGAGGCGGGCCGTGAGAAAAGGATCTACGATGCCGGCAGCAACTTACGATCCCGCGAGCGTCATCGTCACGTGGGGATCTCTCACCCTGAGCGGGTTCGCCCCGGAGACCTTCGCCAACGTCGAGCGGGCCGAGGACGCCGTGACCACTACCGTCGGTGCGGACGGGTTTGGATGCCACACGATCAACAGGAATAGATCCGGTACCGTCACCGTCACCCTGATGCAGGCGAGCGCGACCAACTCGGCCCTCAGTCAGCTCGCGAACCTCGACGAGGTGACGGGCGACGTGAGCTACCCGCTCACCGTCCGCGACATCCGCTCGGACGCGACCCTGTGCGTCGCGCACGCGTCGAAGATCAAGAAGATGCCCGCCTCTTCCTTCGGCAAGGAACTGGGCACCCGCGAGTGGGTCTTCACCTCGGTCAAGATCGATATCTCCGTCGGCGGCCACCTCCCGGTGGGTAGCTAACGATGCTCAAGCGTAAGACCCTCAAGGTCGGTGATGTTGAGGTCTCGATCGTGATGATCCCCGCTCGCCAGGCGTTCCAACTGTCAAAGGACGTCGCCCAGGTGGCCGTGCAGCTCATCGGAGCGCTCGGCAAGCTCGGGACCAAGTCGCTCGACTTGGACCTCGCGACCATCGGCCCCGAGTTGGGCCAGTCCATCGCGGGGATCGAGTCGTCCAAGCTGGACGCGCTCCTGGCGGGCCTGCTCGCCAAGTCGGAGGCCAAGGTCAACGGGGCTTGGCTCCCGCTCCTCGACGTGGTCGACGACGTGTTCACAGGTCGTGTCATGGACCTCTACCTGTGTCTCTTCGAGGCGGTCAAGATTAACTACCCCGATTTTTTCGACCGGCTGGGTCAGCAAAAGGGGCAAGGCCAGCCGGCCCAGCCCACTCCGTAAGTCCAGCCATCGAGGAGGAGCTCGACGCCTGCGAGGCTCCCATATGGCGGGTCGTGGAGGCGGGCCTGCTCACCCTGACCGAGCTCGAAACCAC